ATGAATATTTAAAGGAGAAAGACTAATGTACACGACTAATTTTATAAGAATAACCGAAGATGGAAAAACTAGTCTGCATGACGAGTTTCCACTAGCACAGAGCCACGATATTGTACTACGCTATCAAATTAGCAAGGATGGCAGACCCATGAACGCGCAAGTTGTTCCAAATGGTACTAAGCATATGGCAGAACCAATATTTACTTTACGAGCAGGTGATCCTATGGCTTCATGGTATGTCCGTCACTACGCTGAAATGATTAATCTTAATGGCGGCAATGTCGAAAAAGTTATTAGTGCTAGGTCTACTGCCGAGGCAATGCGCCATTGGAAGAAAAATGAAACTTCAGATTAAAACTGCCGCAGTATTTGAGCCTCTGCTTAAACCCTCGCGCTATAAGGCGATTTGGGGGTCAAGGGGGAGCGGGAAATCGCACTTTTTTGCGGGACTAATGATCGAGCAGGCACTACTACAGCCATCGTTCAGAGGCTTATGTGTGCGAGAGATTCAGAAATCACTCAAGCAGTCTGCCAAGCAACTTATGGAAGATAAGCTACAAGATTTTGGGCTAGGCGAGGCGCAGGGATTCAAAGTGTTTCGTGAAGTCATAGAAACGCCCCACGATGGCATGATTGCATTTAGTGGATTGCAGGATCACACCGCAGATTCCGTCAAAAGTATGGAAGGGGTAGACGTTGTCTGGGCAGAAGAGGCGTCTTCCCTATCCAATCGCTCTTTATCCTTACTCAGACCAACAATTCGAAAGGAAAAATCGGAGTTATGGTTTGGTTGGAATCCCCACCGAGCCACAGACCCAATCGATATGATGTTTAGAGGAAATAACTTACCCACCGACAGCATTGTCGTAAAGGCTAATTGGAATGACAACCCGTGGTTTCCGAAGGTATTGGAGCAGGAACGATTAGACTGCCTGAATAACAATCCAGAAAGATATGGTCATATCTGGGAAGGTGAATATGCCACAGTTCAGGAAGGCGCATACTTTGCAAAACATTTGACCGATGCACAATTAGAAAACCGCATCGGATTTGTTGCGGCAGACCCCTTGATGCAGTATCACGCCTGTTGGGATATTGGCGGTACGTCAGGCAGGGCAGATGCCACCGCAGTATGGATCGTCCAGTATATTGGCACTGAGGTGCGCGTATTGGATTACTATGAGGCGGTAGGTCAGCCATTTGACGCACACGTTCACTGGATGCGGTCTAACGGCTATGGCGATGCCATTTGTGTATTGCCTCACGATGGGCGCAAACATGATATGGTCTATCAGGTTACACCTGAAAGTTACTTGCGTGAGGCAGGATTTGCCGTTGACGTTGTCAGAAATCAGGGCGCAGGTGCGGCTATGTTGCGTATTGAGGCGGTACGTCAGATGTTCCCTAATTGTCGTTTTAATGAGGAAACTACCAAAGGCGGCAGAGAGGCACTTGGATTTTACCACGAGAAGCGGGACGAAAAACGATCCATAGGGTTGGGCGCAGACCACGATTGGTCAAGTCATGCTTCTGATTCCTTCGGGCTAGTTGCAATATACAGAAGTCAGGCAACCGCCAAAGACGGATGGTCTGGTAAATCTGTCAAGCGTAACTTGCAGGGAATTTACTAATGGTTACAATTACTGGAGTAGATGAGAATGGCGACCCGTCCGACATTTACTTTGGTATGTGTGAAGAGGCGGCAGAGGAACTGATTGAAGCCCTACTGTCGAAAGATGAAATTAAACTAGTCGTCTTAGAGCGAGACGAAACCGATCAACAAATATTTTTGGAGAAGTAAAAATGAATGACCATGTACACTACAGAGACCTAGAGCAAACCCTTGGCGACATGTCCTTTGTAAAGGATACTGAAAATTTAGACAAATTCAGGAAGGCAATGGATCGTCAGGAAGGCGGCTTGCATTACAAGGATATGCAGATACAGCCCATCGAATTTTGCCAGAAGAATAAATTAAATTATTGTGAAGCCAATGCCATAAAATATATTTGTCGCCACAAGAATAAGAATGGCGCAGAAGATATTCGCAAGGCAATTCACAATTTACAGATATTGTTGGAGTTAGAATATGACGTATAATTTTTTATTCTTATCTATCATCATCGGGCAGTTTAATTTCTGTCAAATCGCCTTTTAAGGAGTTAAACTATGTATGAAAAATTAAAGCAGTACTGCAAAACGCAAAAGCAATTAGAAAAAATTGAGGCTATTATAGAGACAGGATCGATAAAGTCAGCCGCCAAGAAATTAAATATTACCTACGAGGCGGTGTATAATACCGTCTCTGCTGTCAAAGTCCGTGCGGCATCATCAGGATATGCAGACGAGGCAGGTTGGGATTATGGCGTACCTGATGGCTTTAAGCTCAAGGGCGTATCCGATATGCGTACCAACCATGAGGGCAAGCCCGTCTGGTTTAAGGTGGATGCCGACAAGGAACGGCAGAAGCAGATATTAGAGGAAACCATTAAGGCGATGTCGCAAGACGTTACCAGAGCCGAGCCTGTAATTTGCCCGAAGAAAACCAATTCACAATTATTAACGACATATCCCGTAGGCGATCATCACTTTGGTATGCTTGCCCATGCCGATCTTGGCGGTGAAAATTACAACGTCAAACGTGCAGAGGCATTATTATGTGGCGCGATGGATTACTTAGTTGACGGATCGCCTGACAGCGATGAGGCGGCTATGTTGTTACTTGGTGACTTCCTGCATTACGACAACATGATACCGACCACGAAGTCTGGTCACATCTTAGATGCCGACAGCCGATTTCCTAAAGTTGTGAGAGCCGCAATTAGAACTATTCGGTATTTAGTTGATGCGGCACTCAAGAAGCATAAGAACGTGCGACTGATTATTGAGAAGGGCAATCACGATGAAAGCTCGACTGTCATCTTGCAGGAGACATTTTTCTTGCATTATGAAAACGAGCCAAGAGTTACTGTGGACAGGTCACCTCAGAATTGTCATGTGTTTCAGTTTGGTAGCAATTTGATCGGAACGCATCATGGTGACAAGATTAAGATGGATAAGTTGCCGCTTGTCATTGCCAGTGACTACCCGAAGATTTGGGGCGATACTAAATACCGCACCATTATGACAGGTCACATTCACCACGACATACAGCGTGAATTTGCAGGGATTATGATTGAAAGTTTTGGCATACTCGCGCCAAAGGACGCATATGCAAGTGATGGCGGCTACAGAGCCAAGCAGACGATGAAGGCTATTTACTTTCATTCCGAATTTGGTGAGATTGGAAGAAACATTGTGAACCCTGCAATATTAGGGATTTAAAGGAGAAAAAGAAAATGATTACAAGTAGAGAAATCGTAAGGCAAATGATTTTGGAGGAACTTACGAATAAAACTGTTTACCACACCATAAGAGAATATTATCCAGTCAGTAAAATTGACATTCAAACGATTATTGATAAGGGTGTTAAAAACAACGAAAAGTTAGAAGTGTTATTACGTTACGCACTTAGGCTAATAAAAAAATTGCCCGAAGGTTATGAGAAGATTGATATTAAAAATAACCGCAAGTCGATTGAGGTTGACATAACGCATAAGCAGGATGCGCTAACTAGGCTAAAGGGTATTGACCACCATAATTTTAAAAAGGAAGTCAGCCATATAGTTTTGGCAAAAAAGGCAATTAAAAATAAATTATTTATTGCCGACTTAATTGAAAAATTAGGCGGCAAGATAGAAGTTGCCGACAGGCTTGGATGCTTGCCAAAAACGATTGAAAACTTTCAAATGAAACGTGAAAATTATATTTATGTACAGCCTAAATACGTCAACTTGCTGATTTATATGGCAGAGGAGAAGGGCATAAAATTAACGCCCTTTGATTTTTTGCAGATGATGCCCGACAACAAGCAAAATGTTTATTTGAAAAATAATCCTAACGCCATTTTCCAGTCCTAATTTGCTCAGTAACCTCGATGGCGCGATTGCCTACTTGCCGCGCCCATCGGCTGTCCATCATCTCGTCTGCCGCCTTATCCCACTCGCCTGACTGCATATATGACAGCGTGTTTTCAAACTTCTTAACTGTGCCAATGCCGACATTAAACGTAAAATTAATCATGGCACTTATTCGTGCATCGTTTAATTCGTTCATCCAAGGGAAGGCGTGTAGAAGCTGTTCTGTTGCCTCTTGGATGTCGTGACGAAGTAACATATTAGCCTCGTCCTCTGATATGCCAACGTCCTCAAGATTTCTTCCAATTCCGATTGTTAACTTACCTGCGGTACACTTGTAAGGCTTTAGCTTCATGCCCTCATGTATCTTTAATTGCTCAATTAGTTTATTCATTTTTTAGCCACACCTGACTTCTTTTCGTAGGAGCGCATTGCGCCCATTCCCAACATGCCCATTAATACGGGCGTTAATAGTGACGCATCTACTTCTGGAACAGTAAACCATATGCCAAGTATCTGCGCTATGATGACATTGTATAATAATCCAAGACCGCATATCCACCCGACAAATGGTCTCCAACCGCCAATAAATAGTGATCCTGTTTCTGCTTCTGCCTTGTTGACTTCTAGCTGACCCTTGGCTAACTCCTGTGCGTGTTTCTCGGACATTGTGGCTATCTCGTGTGCCAACTTAGCCGCCTGATCTTTGTCTGTGATTACCTTATCCAGTAATCCTGTAATTGGTGATATTAGCTGACTTAACATATCATTTCCTTATTTTAGTGGGTTTTTGACAGCCTCGTCAAAAGCCTCCCACAAGTCCTCTATTTCGGTATTAT